AATAACTTCAGGTTCAACGTATGTTGATATATTATCATACTCTTCAAGTAAGAAGTCAACAGAATTAACTTCTAAGGTATTCTTATAGTATGCGTCATGGTTACCTACAATAACATGCAGCTTGAGATTTCTGTCCTGACATTTCTGAAAGAACATCTCCTTAGCTCTCTTCAATGAATTGAATGAGATATACTTACGCCTATCGAATGTATCACCTAGGTCGATGATAGTATCAATACCGTGTTCGTCTATGTAAGGAAAGAATACATCCTCATAAAACTTTTCGAAATAGTCATGGACACGAACTGAATCGTTACGTGCTCCAAAATGTTGGTCAGTTACTAATGCTACTTTCAATGTTAGCCCTCAGTGTTTTCTTCTTCGACGAAGTTCTCCAAACCTTTTTTCTTAACTCTAGCTGCTTTCTTCTCAGCTTCTTTAGCTTCGAATGATGCAACAAAGTCATTCATGTAATCTGTGTTTAGATTAACGTACGAAGAATGATCTCCTCCATCTTGATTGACCCCTTGAGTAGCCATCTCATCATGCACTACAGCATTCTCTAACTGCTTGTGCTTAATGTATAACTGCTTCTTCTCTCTTTGGATCCTTCGAAGGAATGCATAATAAATGATCTGCGTAAAGTACGCAAATGGGTTGGTAGACTTTTCTGGATTGAAATTGCCAAGATAGTTGACACAGTTTTCAATACCATCTGATATCATTTCATCTCTATATGTATAGTTGATGAAGTTAGGTTTAGTAGATAATCTTGTTGATATCTTTAACAGACACTCTCCTATGTATTCTGGGATCCTCGGCTTGTCATCATTAGCTTCTTCTGCTTCTTTGACTGAGTCGAGATATGCACACATCTCTACATATAGTTTTTTATTATCTACGTAATGTTCTGGCTTTGCTTTTGATCTTGCCATTAATGTATAGTTGTATTCGCTTCTGGACCTTCATCTTGAAACACCTGGTCTTCTTGTAGCTGTCTCATCTTTTCTTCCAATTGAGAATAGAACTCCTCCTGTTTTTCTGACGTTTGTGCCATCACATAATCACCTCTGCTTTGAACAAAGTTTACGTAATGTGCAAGAGCATTATCCTCTACTTTAGGTGATAAGGCAACAATTCTATCAGTTTTTATTTTAAAGTTATTTGATTCTGAAAATACTAACCAATGCGATACAGACAACATAGGTCCTGCTGCAGTGATTGTTCTATGGATTTGTACAGGGTTATTGAGAACGATATGGTTATCGTCATCTACATAGTATTCACTAATGATTTCTTCACCAGAGATGAGTTTAAATGTCCCATACTTCATAGTACTATTTATCATTTGATTTTGACCCTATACATCTTATAGTCAAACTTTTCATCGTTATACATTTTTAATCTCTCTGCGAAATGGTCTAATGTATAATTGGCTTTTGACTTCCAGGTTAAGTTATCTGCAATATCAAATAACGTTGCAGACGTTTTAGTTTCTGACTTCCTAAGTCCTCTACCTATACTTTGCATGACTCGTATACGTGACTTTGATGGACTACAGAATACTATATTATTCAGTTGTTTGATATTAATACCTGTACTGAATGTTCCATAACTGGCTACAATGATTGCATCATCTTGCTTCTCTACAATGTGTCTAATCTCTTCTCTTTCGCTTCCTTTCACCTCCCCAGATACGAAATAGACGTTTCTCTTATCCACACTTTTATTTACTGCGGCCAGTATGTCTTTATGTAGAGGCTTACCATGCTTCTCTACAAAGTTATATAACAACAAAGTATTGCCTTTCAATGACAATGCTAAGTTCCTTATAAATTTATTTCTTGCTTCGTTGAGTACTAAGAACTCAACCTCTTCTTGATATTTGTCTTTTGCGTGAGCTTGCTTTACGTGATCAGGATATTGTAATGCTATACACTTGACCTTGAAGTCTGCGAGTGTTCCTTTTTCAATAAGCTCGGCTGTTGTTGTGACTTTTTCTACACCACCAAATAAACCTTCGAGCACTAACTTATGTGTCTGTGCATCATCTAATGTTCCTGTGAATCCAAATCTGTATTTACAGTCAACAAGTTTTGTCATGATTGACGTTAGAGATTTGGCTTTGAACAAATGTGCTTCATCTCCAATGATAACATCGAACTGTTGGAACCATTGTTTTGGCATTTTGTATATTGACTGCCAAGTAGATATTACAATATCTTCATCCGACTCTTTATCTACCCCAGCTGTGATCAAATGACATTCACCATCATACCCATAGTCCTTGAAGTCTCCATTCATTTGTTGAACGAGAGATACAGTAGGTACGATTATCAATGTTTTCTTTTTAAGATATTGTGTGAGTAGATATATGATAAGAGACTTACCTGATGCAGTAGGTGATAACAATACAGCTCTTCTATGTTTTATAGCATGAGCGAATGCATCTACTTGATAGTCTCTAGGTGTCAGGTTTAAATTTAACGATTCTATAAACCTATTTGCTTCAAATGTTGATAAGGCATCTAGGTCATAATCAGATGAGACTTCTAAATTGTAATCTCTCTCTTCACAGAATCTTCTTACATGAGGAAGTAGACCAGCGTATATACGTTTGGTCATTGGATTGAATAATCTTATCTTGCCATCCCATACTTTGTTTCGGACAGCGGGCATGAATTGCATTCCAGGAACAGTGAATGTAAAATAGTCTTGTAGTTCCCAACAAGATCCACCATCGCAATCAACTTGCATGTAGACTTCGTTGACTTTAGTTACAGTAAGCGTTTCCAAATTCGGATCCTTTTTTAGCAATCGCCATAATATAATTAGGGTATGGTCCTTCCTTTTTGCTTTCTTCTACATAGGTGACATAACCATAACTACGTACAACCATATTTAGTACGTCCAACCATTCCTCTTTCAGGATATCCTCTACCACATACACTTCTCTGAAACTTGTGTGCCATAGAAGGAAGGTACCTATTTGTGCACCGATATTATGATCACCGTCATCAACAATTATATCGAACATATCAGTATGCTGTTTATCTGATTGCACTTTTCGATTAAACAATGCCATCTTTATAAGGCGCCAATCAAATGTGCTGTCGCTTCTATAACCATGCAACAACTTAATGTCAGGATGTCTCTTACAATCTATGTTTAACTTATGTGTATCTGCACCACTATCGACTCCATATATCTTTGCGTTAGGTAATGCATCAGCAAAAGATAGCAATGAGCTACCTTGTGCAATACCAAACTCTAATAATGAATTGATATCTCTATCTAAAACTTTACTGTACATAGATGCGTACCCGTGGTCGTGTTTGTCTGTAAAGTTTTCTAGGAACAGATTGTGTAAGTACGCTTTCATCAAATACCCACTTTAAACTTCTCCCATTGAACAGCAGCATTAATATTGAACCCTCTATTGTTGAGGGATTTAATAATTGCTTCAAGGAAGTCTACCTTCTCTTTCTGATATGCCTTCTGAAGGTTGTTATCTATATACGTTTGGTTAGCTTCTATATGCATTGGAATGTCTGCTTTGAGGATTATGTTGTCACATTGATCCCATCCATAACTCTGAAGAGTATCATAATCCAATGAACCTTGATAGTAGCTCCATAGGTCTAACTTGAGAATGTTTGCTTTCTCAGTCATCTGTTTTAGTTTGAGTCGTTCCGTAGAGAACATCTTAAAGTACTTAGAATGTAGCTGTGGTATTTTTGTAGCTTCGGATCCAAGTTCAGTAGTGTCTACTATCGAATCTTTATCCCAATGCTTTTGTATCTCTTCCAGTGTCATTATGTTTCTCAAAGTATAATCTTATGGTTGCTTTACGTGCTACTGCTATAAAAAATAGCACACTTGTACAGGCTATTGTAGTCTGTAATGCATTAAAAGACAACGAAAAACAGATAGAAATTATGATAAAGTTTAGAGGTGCCATGATGGCAGTCCCTATAGCTGTATCAACTATCGCTTCCTTGATTGCTAGTTTCTTGTTTAGGTTCACCTACGCTCCATTCTGTAACGGTTGAAACTCGGAATGATCTCCAAGCCTTCTTGTCTAATGACCATACAGCAATGTGATGTGAGTCTGCTCCTATCTCTTTAATCTCTATACTGACACCTGCTTCTTTCAATAGGTCAGCATTGAGCGTACAGGGCATTACTCTGATCTCATCTGTATTAATTTTTTTAAAGGTCACCGTGACGATGCCTGCCTTTGCAGACTTAACGAATTCACTTACGTTCATATTATAATTTCTTTACTTCGTATTTTGTATATTTAAAAGTTACTGTGCACTCAACATAATCTACATCAGACATTGTTGTAACAAATGGTAGTTCTGATATAGATGATGGGTACAGGTCTTTGAAGTCTACTTGCACGTTAGGATTCATTGCACTATTCATCATAGTTAATGTTCCATCACTATAGACTCTTTCTTCTGACATAGGACTCTTCTCATTGTCCCACGCTGTTGCATCATCAAAACCATCAACACGCATAATAGATCTCATCCAATTATACATCTCAAGATAGTTCTTTAGATCCTCGTCCACCCTGTATGTTAATACCAAATCACTATACATGATCTGATCACCAGGCTTTCTGATTTTGGTAAATGGTGTAGGTACTTCTACCTCTCCCATTTGAATAGATGGTAGGGCTACCTGCTGAACAAAAAAGTTAACAGTAGGTAGTCGTTTGATTTCAAACTTAGCACCTAATGGTGATAAGAAGTTTTGATTAGTTGGTTGAGTAGCCATATACTTATTTATCTAACTTTGTTCCCTTTGTCTAATAGACAATCGTTTCGTTAGTGTAATGGCCTACTCTCACCGCCAACAACTAGTTTCTCTAGCTCCCAGTTGCCATCTTGGATGTCGAGACCTATACGATGCATTACTGAATCGCACATCACGTCCCAAGCCCAATTCTGATCTACCTCTTTGTTGAGGATCAACTGCATCTCTTTACTATTCAATGCAACTGCTTTTGGAATACAAGTTGCGTAATGATATAAGATGATACCATTCACAAGACCCATTCCTGATTCGATCATTTCTTGACTTCGTTTTGCTTTACCCATTAAATCTGCCATACTATTCTCCTTAACTTATGAACCTATTATCCCTTATTATTGAGCTAATGTCAACAATACATTACAACTTTTTTCAAACAACTCTATTGGTGCTTCGTCAGTTTCAAAACCAACCTCTGTACCAAACTCCATTCCTGATGAGTAGTAGATGTCTGACTCAACAGTAATGTTTAAACCTTTCATTGAAGCAGCAATTGCTTCTGGTGTGTTACCAAGATCAACTCTCTTAGCTTGTTCGCCTGAACCTAAGTATGTTTCTAAACCTTGATTTTCATTTGTGAATATAACGTATCTGTCTTGCATAATTTTCTCCTTACTTTTCTGCCTTAACATACAACTATTATACTAACTTTTCGATTTGAAGTCAACAGTTTAGAGAAAAAAAATGCAAAAAAAAAGACCCCGAAGGGTCTTTCTTCTCGACTGGCTGGCCTCGGACTAATATCGTACTCGTTAATCTCAGAGCTCCAGGTAGGGTTAGCCGAAGCGTCCTACTATCTCTTGCCTAAGAGAATGGATCCTGAACCGCTAAGTTCTTGTGTCGTTATAAAGCGCTAGCTTAATAACCTATCCCTTTCCGACTGCAGGGTTTCTCTCCCGTTGTAGCATCTAGCGTTTCTTCATGCTCGAGCTCGCCTCAGTCTATATTGATTCGTCCTACGTTTGGTCCCCGATGTATTATACCTCTTCCAGGTCGGTCTTCCTATACACATCGTTTGATGCTTTGAGCTACCGCTCGGGATTTCCACCTGTCTTCTTACCTCTGAGCGATTGATAAGGTCGCCATCTCGTGTAAACTGTCTACTCACCGCAGTAGGTAATTGCATTTTACCTTTTCTCTTTGTCGGTGGGGTGTTTCCCTCAATATGATACTATTATACTAAATTGTATCTTTGAAGTCAACAGTTTATTAAAATATTTTAGACAAAAAAAAGGAGGACCGAAGTCCTCCTTAAAACTTTAGTAATCGAGATTACATTAAGTTGTTGATAAGTACTCTTCTGTAATACTTGTTAGCATTATCATCAAGTGCACCAGCGTCGGATAGAGCAGTAGTTCCTCTAGCAAACGGATTTTCAACTACGCCGTAACGAGTCTTGAATCCGATTTTTGGTTGGAACGTATTCTCACCAACCGCTCTCACCATTTGTAGTGGAACGTATGGGCAATAGAAAAGTCCAGCATCGAATGCTGAAGATCCTTTATAACCAACAGTCATGTAGTGTACACCACTTGAAGCTGCGAAGTAAGGATCGATGAATACTCTAATTCTTCCGTTAAGAACACCAGCAAAAGTAGAGCCAGTATCATCAACAGATAGGTTGTTAGAGTTAAGAGCAGGTGTATAGTCTAATACGCCAGCCATTTGAAGTGCAGAAGCAACATCAGAAGAACATAACATGATGTTACCTTTTCCTCTTCTTGTTCCTTTTGCAATCTCATTAGCTTCTCTTTCGATTTGGAACATTAAGCCTTTAAACTTCTCAACCATCCATCTGCCGTTTGAGTCAGTGTCTAGGTCGAAAGTACCAGCTGCTGTAGTGTTCTCTTGAGCACCAGTTACTGCAACTAGGTTAACAGTTCTTACGATCTCTCTGTTGATCTCTGCAAGGATTTCAGTAGAAAGAATGTTAGCAAGTTCTGTTTCAGCATCCAAGCCATGAATAGCTTTAAGATCCTGAGCAAGTTCCATTGAGTATTCAGCTTTAAGAGCTCTTGACTTAGCAGTCACAGCAATTTTCTCGATTGAGAAAGCCATCTCTGCAAATTCTGGTCCAGAGCCATCACCTAGAGCTTCAGCTTTAGCAGTAGTCATACCACCAGCAAAGTTATAAGTGCTGTCATCGCCTGAAGGTTGTGTACCAACATTACCACCAGATGCTCCACCGATTAAAGTGTTTGCAACTTCTGATACGTTAGTTGAGAACCCTGTATTAGCTTCGTTATAAAAAGCTTCGTCACCAGCTTGGTTGGTGTATCTGCTTCTCATAGCAAAAATAAGACCAGTAGGACCAGTCATAGGCTGTACACCAACTAGGTCATAAGCAACCAAGTTAGGCATAGCTCTTCTTACTAAGCTAATTAAAACTGGGTCATAGTTATCAACGCCTGATCCAGTTGAGTTTGTTGGAGCTGCTTCTAAAAGATTCTGTGGGCTGAAAGCCTGTGATTCTTTAAGAGCAATCTCAGTGTTTTCCAAACAAACAGCTGTTACTGATTTCTTGTGGCTATCCTGAATTTCAGGTAGGTCACTGTGCTCAATAATCGGCTGCCATTTAGATTGTAAGTCTTCATATAAGTTCATTTGGTTTCCCCTTTTTTAAATATGAAAGTTATTTTCTAACAGTTCGCGATATTGCGGCTGCATAATTTGCCATTCCACCTTTCATGACTGGTTGAGCTTCCTCATCCAAATCAATTGGGTCTTCATCTTCGACAGATGATGCAACAGCAGGTTGAGCACCGAAGTATGATTCTTTAAGCATATCTAGCTTTGAAGAGTAGTCTTCGATACTGTCATAATCAAGTCCTTCCGATAGAGCACGGAGTTTTTCAATCTTAGTTTCTGCTAGGTCTTTAGTAGACTCAGCAAAAATTAACTTTTGTTCAGCTACTAGAGCTTCATTTGCAGATGCAATTTTAGCAACTGTTTCTTCTTCTAGTTTAGCTTCTAATTCCTCGACTTGAGAATTAAGGTCTGCAAGTAAGTCTGTGTCGACTTCTTCTGGTAGCTTAATGTTATGAGCTTCCATAAGGCCTTTAAGTCCTTCCATGAATGATTCAGCTACTTCAACTTTAAGAGATGATTCGATTGCTACTGCATTCTCTTTCATCCACTCTTCAGCTACATAGTTGAGATATCCATCGACCTTGTCAGCCATCTCTTCTTGCATTTGTTCTTTCGCTTCGGCCAATTGTAGGTCGAAGGCTTCTGATAATTCGTTTGAATATTCGCTTACACGAGCATTGACTGCTGCCTCGAATACAGTCTCAGCTTTCTCTCTGAGGTCTTCTGCAAGATCCTCACCAAAGATAGCGTCGATGTCTTCTTTAACACCACCTTGTCCAGGTGTTGCAACTTTAGGTGCTTGTGGTTTATCTGATGCGTTCTTATCAGCCTTACGAGCAGGGGCTTTGCCCTTCTCAACTTTAAGACCATCAGTGCTTGATACTTCCGTACCGTTGGATGCCTTTGCGTTTCCAGGTGCAGGCGGAGTGAAAGATACCTTCTTATCAGCTGGTCTCTTATTATCCTTCGTGCTCACTGGGTCAGCGATGCTTGAATCCTCACCACTGGCCTTGAACTCATCAAGTTCAACTTGTGCTTCGGCTTCATTGATTTCGTCGTTAGCGAACTTATCTAGTTCATTAGCCATTTTTTACTCCTTTGAGATTGAGTCATATGTATTACTATAAAGTATTTATATATTATTAATTGTCTACAGTGTATTTAGGAAAGCTGCAAATGCGGCAATCTTTTGTTCCTGTAGTTCCCTGTAGTTAACCTTTCCAGCATTCTGTATATTCTCGATTACTTTTTGAGCTCTCCAGTTACCTGATGCTGCGTCATAAATCCAGTCTACATTTTCCATTACGCCGTTAACAAAAGCGTTAGGTGCAGATGGGTCGGCAACAATATCACCAGCAGTAGCTAACAAGAAATCCGATTGAACTTCGTTAACACCTTCGCTAGTTTGTTTTAATGTTCCCATACCTCTACTAGACACTCCAAGTTGCGCACCCTCGTCAATAAGGCTTTTTACAATCTTGCCGTAAGGAGTGTCCATAATCTTGGCTTTCCCTACATAATCAGTACCCTCTTTTTGGAGAGACTTGATCATGTGAGAAACTCTTTCTAAGTTAATAGTAGGTCCGTCAGGATGTCCTAACTCGCCATAAGCTCTATTACTCTTAATGAATTCTTCATTGTATCTTTCAGCTTCTTTATCTAAGACTGCCATTGGATACTGTCTACCATTTCTATTTGTAATGTCTCCTTGTAAGAAAACACCTTCGATGAAATAGTCTTTACCAGTGCCATCCGCTTTAGCTTCTATAAGTGGTTGGATGGTCTCGAAATTTTGTTCTGATATTAGCTTCATGTTATCCCTCTACTGATACTGCAACACCAAGAACTCCAGCGTTAGCTGCAAATATCTTGTCTGTTGGATTTTTCTTTAACAGTATAGATTCACCAGCAGCAATAGTAACCGTGCCAATGTCTGTACCGTCAGTCTGTTCGAGAGTAACTAAATGAGCAGCTGTATGCCCGTTGATCAATCTAACGCAAGTTGCAGACCCAAAGGTCGATGCAGTTCCTGTAGCTGTTCCACATGCCGCTTGTGTACCTTTAAGTTTGATTACTGACATTACTCTTCTCCTTCGACCTCAGCAGCAATCTCGATTGCAAACTGTAGAGCAGTGTCTGTATCTTCTTCAAGCATTTGTTCAAATGCAATTAGGTTATCTTCTGTAAGATTGTCTCTTACTAGCTGGACAGCTGATTCATATACTTCAACGTCCATGTCATCTTTGTAAGATGCAGCTTTTGAATGATCTTTATCAATAGAACCACCTTTAAAGACAGCGTCTTGCTCTGCTTGATTTTTAAAAGCAGGATGTAGAGTCTGTTGGATATTGTCTAAATGCTTACCTACGAAGTCTCTTTCTGCTTGAGACTTAGGATTTGCATAGTCAGATCTCTCACCAGCTTGTAGTTCTGGATCAGGTATAATGTCAATCTTTTTAAGTTCAACAATCTGTCTAAGTGATTTCATAGTTTCCTCTATTAGTTTTCTTCTTCTTCAGAAGAAGGTTCTTCGTCTTCAGCCGGCTCTTCAATAACCTCTTGATCTGCTTCATAGTCATCAGACTCATCGTCTTCTACTTCTTCCGCATCTTCGTACTCGACTTCAGGTACGTCAACTTCATCAACGTTATCTTCTAACTCTGCATCCAACTCTTCGTCTGGCAACTCTGTGCCAAATAGGTTATTGCTGATAACATCCTTTGCTGCATTTACATGGTCTGCAATTCTATCTTGCATCTCATCAGAAAAAATATCTGCTACTGCATTTGGTCTGTCATCGTTAGCTAGGCCAACCATTTTAATTACTGGTTCTGTCATTATATCTCCATCTATATTTATAATCTAAAAGTTCTAGTCTTGGGGTGCTTGTGGAAATCCAGCACCTTCTTCACCATTTTCGCCTTGAGGAGGACCAAATTCGTCCATATTTTCCTGTTCGGCTTCTGTGTCTGCCATCATCTCAGCATGCATTCCTTCAATCTCTGCATCAGTCTGTCTAAGAATATTCTTCTTAACCCATGATGTGCTGAAGTATTTACCAAGGTATGGATCCACGTCATTCACTGTTGAGAGTCTTTCTCTCATTATTTCAATCTCTTTTAATTCTGAGAAGTGATTATCTGTAATGTAATCAAACTTCATATCTCTTCTTAGTGCTGGCCAATCGTCAGCAGAGATAACACCCTTGAGGATTAATTGCTTCTCTAAAGCTGCCTCAAAGATTTTACTAAACTTTAATCTTATTCTTCCAATAAACTTTTGGAATTTGATTTCATCTCTTGATATTTCAGATGCTCTACCAAGTGAGAAACCAGTCTCAGGTTCTAACCTTGACACAGGAACATTTAATGATCTGTATAACTTCTTCTGGAAGTATAGGACGTCATCCATCTCACCTAGGTTCTGGCCCGCTGGGAGAGTTGTAATTTCTGTACCTTTACCACCTTCCCTTCTTGGCAACCAATAATCTTCAAGCATAGTCATGAACTTCCTATCATCTTTGATCTCTCCAGTGTTGGCGTCGTAGATGGTTCTGTTCTTATGCTTAGCCATCATATCTCTAAGATACTGTTCGGCTTTTAGTTTGGGTAGGTTACCTACATCGATATAAAAGATCCTTCTTTCAGGAGCTCTTGATATTCTGTAGATGACGGTTGCGTCTTCAAGAATTCGTAACTGATTGAGTGGCTTAATTGCTTTATGGAGATGAGACAAGACCATTTTGTTGTCCTCACTCATAAGACCAGAAGTTAAATGCAATATACTATCTTTGGCTATTTTAATGCCTTGCGATGTACCTTGAGCGGGATTGATTGTACCTGGTCCGCTTTTAAAACCTTTATCGTTAAAGAGGTAATACTCTTGCTTTGTTTGTGTAAGTTGTATTCTGTTAGGACCCGAGCCTTGTTGCTTCTTCTTAACTTGTCTTACCTTCCTAATTTTTCTAGGATCGATATATCTAAGTTCCATGATTCCGCGTTTTGGATCCTTCTCGTCAATAACAATATGGTAATACATTCTTCCATCAATATACCAATGTCTGAATATTTCATATGCTTGACGTTCGAAGTCCAATAAGTCCTTCACGTTTAAAAATTCTTCGTGTATTTTATCTTTGATAGCAGGATTAACCTGTACCTTATCGAGGTTCAATTCACAAGTATGTGAATCTGAGTCATATACGATTGACTCATTTACTACGTCATCAATAGCGTTCTCGCACTCTGGTTGCATAGCCATCTTACGATAACGTGTTACCAGTTCGCCTTCTGTTTTGGATGTTTGTTCTAGATCAATGTATTGACCATAGGCGCCACCTTCAGCGACGACTACTGCACCATCATCTTCTTGACGGTTTACAAAAGAGCCAAGATCCTCTTGCCCTTTACGTTTGATTTCAAAACCGAATAGTTCTGCCATTGATTACCTCATGTTATAAAAGTATTTAGGCTCCCCTGAGGAAGCCTAAATTCAAAAGTGGTTTTAGTTGCCGCCAGCGTTTCCAGTAGAACCACCAGTAACTTCCCACCAGTCGTACTGGAAAGTGACCTGGAATTCTTGCAGGACGTCTGTAGCATCCCATGCAACATCCATTTCTGTGATGTTGATTGGGAATAAACCGTTAAATGTATATTCTCTGATCGGCACTCCAGTTTTACTAAACTGTGTGATTTGTCCTTGAGATTTGTAAGACAAGTCTGAAGCACTTCCGAATCCTCTGACGTTACCAACGTGAGAGTTAATGTTTTGCATCCACTCTTCCATTGCGTTTCTGATTAAAAAGTCTTCGTCGTTGATTACTGTAACTGTCCATTCTGCGAATGTTCTGTCACCTGCAATCTTAGTCTTTCTTCCAAAGTAAGGTACTTCGATGAATCCCAACGTTGCCGCTGGAACCTGAGAAGCTCTCACCATGAAAGGTGTTTTCAAATCGCCGGCACTGTTCGCAGGGTTCGTAATGTTACACTGGAACAGAGTAGGTCTAGCACCACCTAGAGTTAGCTGTGATCTGATTTCATTAATATTAAAAGCCATTTGATACTCCTATTAGTATTTAGTCCTAGAACTGACCTACGATTTCGTTAAATTCAACTCCAGTTCGTACTGCTACGAAGTTCAACTGAATAAAGTTAATTGATTTAGCTGGCTTGACATAAATGTCACCGATAAATCTGTTACCATCAATTACTTCACCAGTGTTGTTTGTCTCGTCACAAACTACTTTGAAGTCATAAATTCCTCTTCTACCTTGAATGTCTCTAAGGAAAGGTTCTACCAAGTTCTTAAATTGAGATCTTGTGAACGGATCATTAAATTCAAACAATGTAAATTTAGATGCTGTGCTAATTGCTTTCTCAAGAACAATGAATAGTCTTCTAACATTGATTCTATCGAATGCACTTGGCTTACCAAGTAATGTTTTATCACCAAATAGAACTGTTCCCTGTCCTGGGAATGTAACTACTGGGTTCACGTCAGCTTGATATAAGATATCTCTATCAGCTTTCTTAGGATTGTAAGCTAGCTTAACGATGTTCTTAATTTGACCTCTGTTGAAACCAGCTGGTGAGAACCAAGCATCTCTTAGTTCATCTGATCTAACTGCTAGACCAGCCATGTCTCCGTTAAGAGGTACATAAGTGTACACATCATTGTACTTGTCGTACATATATTTGTATCCACTATCAAGGAATGCGTATGAAGAGTTTGTTAAAGTATTTCTATATGAAATAATTGCATCTCTTTCACCGTTTGTGTTGTTAACTACATCTGCTCTGTCTGGAGAAACGAATACAACACAGTCTTTCCTATCGTCTGCAATGTTGTCTATAAGGTACTTAGCCAATGTTCCGTCAGCATTTCCTTTACCTTGAAGTAGTAAAGAAATGTCAACATCTTCGGCTGACTTGTATAAGTCATAACCGCTAATTACATCAGCTAATGCAACGGTTGACTCGTTTAATGAATCTACACCACCTGCTAGGCTTGAGTATGAGGCATTGTCTGAAGTTAGTGCTGTCGATGCCGCTGCAGTTGTATTAGCTGCTAGGCCATAAGCACTCTTACCCCAAACATAGTTTGATCTTGAATCGATAAC